CGAGGCTCTTGAAACACCGATAGAAGTACAGGTAGAAACTCACACCGATTACCATGGCAATCCATATAAACAAAAAGTAATAAAAAAGGTTGACAATAACTTTAATCCATGAGAATATAGGATATGACAATTAGAAATATGAAAGCAACAAACCCATACTCTGGTCAATCAGAAATGTTAAGTGAAGAAGAGTTTGCTCTTTATCATTTAATTAAACATGCTGAAGAGACTGAACAGTATGATGCCATGCAAAAAGGCTTGGACAAATTTAGTAGAATGAATGCTAAAGCTTATATGACTTTACTAGATTAATGTTATGAATGTATGGGCGCGACTCAAGTGTCGCCCATACACCCCGGGCTAACTTAACCCAACACACCCAATAGAGGTACCACACCCATTTACAATATAGATTAGAACACAGACCCCTAACCCCCTTTTTTGTAAAAGGGGTCCCACTACTTCAGGTTGTATTGCTTGATTTGGAGAGTTAATGGTGGTAAATTCGTTTTAAACACCTAAGATGGTGCAAAAAATTTTAAAAAAATTTTTATGAATTTAAATAACGTTGATATTAGTAAGCTTCCTGCAGATGTTCGAAAACAATTTAGACAACTCCAGGTCATGCATGCAGAGAAAAAGATACAGAATAAAGCTAAAGATGATTTTTTAAGTTTTGTAAAATGTGTTTGGCCCGAGTTTGTTGAAGGCGCACACCACAGACATATTGCAAAAAAATTTAATGAACTAGCAACAGGCAAAATTAATAGATTAATTGTAAACATGCCACCAAGGCATACTAAGTCAGAGTTTGCATCTTATCTTCTGCCAGCATGGATGGTGGGCCGTAATCCAAAATTAAAAATTATTCAAGCAACTCACACAGGAGAGCTTGCAATACGTTTTGGTCGTAAAGCAAAAACATTAATCGATAGTCAAGAATATTCTAAAATTTTTGAAACAAGACTAAGAGAAGATAGTCAAGCCGCTGGTAGGTGGGAAACAGCACAAGGTGGCGAATACTTCGCAGCAGGTGTCGGCGGTGCCATCACCGGACGGGGTGCTGACTTATTAATAATTGATGACCCACATTCTGAGCAAGATGCAATGTCAGCATCTGCATTAGAGAATGCTTATGAGTGGTATACATCAGGTCCACGTCAGCGTTTACAACCTGGTGGTAAAATTATTTGTGTAATGACACGTTGGTCTAAAAAAGATTTAACAGGCATGTTACTTTCTCATCAAAAAGAAGCTAAAGCTGATCAGTGGCACGTGGTCGAGTTTCCGGCAATCATGGACCACGGAACTAAGCAAGAGCCAGTGTGGCCTGAGTATTGGAACATAGACGAGTTAGAAAAAGTAAAAGCAACACTACCAACTGCAAAATGGAATGCACAATGGATGCAAAGACCAACTAGTGAAGAAGGTGCATTAATAAAACGTGAGTGGTGGCGTACTTGGGACAGTGATTTAATCCCACCGTTACAACATGTTATACAAAGCTATGACACAGCGTTTATGAAAAAAGAAACAGCGGATTATTCTGCTATAACTACATGGGGTATATTTTATCCTGACGAAGACTCAGGTGCTAATTTAATATTATTAGATGCAGTAAAAGCAAGGTTCGAGTTCCCTGAACTTAGAAGAAAGGCACTAGAACAATATAAATATTGGAATCCAGAAACTGTGGTCATAGAGGCAAAGGCATCAGGGCTACCTCTTACATACGAATTAAGACAGATGGATATACCAGTTATTAACTTTACACCGTCAAGAGGAAATGATAAACACGTAAGAGTTAACACTGTGGCTCCTCTGTTCGAGTCTGGTATGATATGGGCGCCGGATCAGAAATTTGCAGAAGAGGTAATAGAAGAATGCGCAGCATTCCCGCACGGTGATCATGACGACTTAGTTGACTCAATGACTATGGCTGTCATGCGATTCAGACAAGGCGGTTTAATCAAACACCCTGAAGATTATGTAGAAGAACAATCAGCGCCTAGGAAAAGAAGTTATTATTAATGGCAAACAAATATTACAGACAGGGTTTTGTTGGTGGGACGTTGGTTAAAAAACTACTTACTTCTAAGGGAGACAAAGCAGACATTTTGTTAAAACTAGTTCGAGAAACTAGAAGAATGACGTTGCCAGATAAAATGAAATATCCAAAATTTAAAATGAAATCTTACTTCACTGGTAAAAGTAAAGTTATGGACAAAGAGATAGTAAGTCCAGAAGATTACATTGATATTCAAAACATGACTAACAATCAACTTAAAAAACAAATTCAAAAATATGGGTTTATAGTAGGAACTAAAAATAAAAAATTAGCTGAAAGAGATCGACAGCGTGGTTCTATACAAAAAATTGTAAATCCGTTTTTAAAAAAAAGGGATAAGAAAAAATAATGAATCCAATTAAACTATGGGTATTGCGAACAATGATGAAGGGTCAAACCGGAGTTATGAGAACTTTACCTAAAAAAGATTTGGTTGATTTTAATGTCAATATGACAATCGAAAGATTGCTTCAAAATCGTATTGATCCAAGTACAATTAAAACACCTGACCAATTAGATAATATAATTAAACAAATAGAAGCACCAAGAAATGTGCAAACAGGAATTAGAAATACAGAGTCAGCAAAAGTATTTGATTTAAAAGGTAAAGAGATACCACCAGGATCACAGATTATGGGTGGTCAAGAAGTTAAAAACACTACAGGAAGTTTAATGTCTGTGCCTAAGAAAAAAGGTTTAGCTGGTATGGAATATGAAACAGATGCAGGTATCAAAGCAAGATTACAAAAAGAAAATAAAGAAAGTATTGCTAGAATAAAAAATAAAACAATGATTGACGATGCAATCGACAATGCTTCACCAGGGTTTGCTAATGACATAAAGTATGATGCACAACTAGTTGCAGATGATTTAGCAGAAAAAAAATTTAATAAAGATTTTTATGATTTAGATCAAAAACAACAGATGGATCTTTACGATGAAGCATACACAGGTTTATCAAAACAAAGATTCAAAGGTATGAAAAAACCAGATCCAGAAGACATGGCAGACGGCGGTATTGCAGGTATGTTGGGTGAAAGACCTGGGTACCAAGATGGTTCATCTGTTTTAGATTTATCTGCTTTTGGTTTTACACCAGAACACGCAGCAGCTATAGATGAAATGGATAAAAATTTTACTGGAAGTCAACTTGATTATTCAGCTGCTGCAACAAGAGATATGGTTAATAGGGCATCAAATCCAGTAACAGCTACAATAAGTGCTATAGGTAATGTTGCTGCAAGACCTGCCTATGACTTTTATGATGCTGCAAAAGAATATTCTAAAAAAGGTTATCAAGGAGAATTTGGTTTTACTCCCCGAGGAGCAATTGATTTTGGAAAAAATATGTTAAGTCTAGGAGGACAATTTGTAGGTCAAAGACCTGGAACTATGATGGCAGGTGCACTTAAAGGAGGTATACAAAGTTTAGGTACAAAATTAGGTGAAGGTATTTATGATGTAGTTAATCCACAAGTAGAAGATGATTTTGATATAAAATCAATAGTGGCTAAAGATTTACTATCCAAAAAACAAATAGAACAAGCAAAAACTTTTCAAAAAATGAAAGAAGCAGAATTAGCTAAAGAAGCAGCAACGGATGGAGGCGGTGGCGGTAAAGATACGGATGGAGGCAGTGGAACTAAAGGTTTTAGTGCTCCTACTAAACAAGGTCAAAGTCCAAGAGGAAGTACAACTGGTGGAAACGGCGGAGGCGGTGGCGGTAAAGGTTTTGATGCTCCTTCTAAACAAGGTCAAAGTCCAAGGGGAAGTAGAACTGGTAAAAACGACGGCGGTCGTATTGGATTTAAAAAGGGTGGAATGAAAAGAAGAACATTTTTAAAAATGCTTGGTGGTGCAATGGCTATTCCTATTGTAAGTAAATTTTTAAAACCATTTAAGATTGGTAAAACAATGACTAAAGTTCCTGTAATTAAAACAGCAGACGTACCTGGTAAGCCAGAATGGTTTGATCAACTAGTTAACAAAGTAATTTTAGAAGGTGATGACATGACTAAACAATTTGCAACTAAAGAACGAGAGATTGTACACGGAACAAAAATAGATAAAGATAATTATGTAAGAGTAACACAAGATTTAGATCAAGGTTCGGTTAGAGTTGAGTATGATGCACCTACTAATATGGGTGAAGACACTGTACAATTAGAATTTAAACCAGGTATAGCTGACGAATCTACTAGAGGAAAAAAACCACGTGATGAGTTTGAAGCATCAGAAGTAGAACCAGCTTATGTAGGTGGACCTGAAGATACTGATATGGAATTTGTAGGTGAAGCTAGTGGACCTGGTCTTAAATTTATATCTTCGGATGTAAGTAAGTTGAAAGAATATGCTACAGGTAAAGGACCTACAATGAAAGAATTTTTAAAAATTAAAGAAAGAAAAGATGCCGTTAAAAAAATTAACGAAGATCAAATGGAAGCAGCTGAGTATATAGCTGGTAAATATGGTGATGGCCCTGATCTTGATGACTTTGCATCAGGCGGCATCGCTAGAATGTTAGGTGAATAATGGATATATTAGAATACATTAATAAGATGCAAGAGATGTACGGGGATGTTGTAAAAAAACCTAGCGAAGTAGAACGACCACAACAAGCACTAGACAGAGAAATGTTTGAAAACTTTAACATACGTAATCCAAAAGCAGGTGGTGGTATGTTAGTTAAACCAAGTGCTGATGGATCTAGACCTGGGTATGCTGGTGTAAAAGCTCCTACTAAAAAACAATTAGAAATAGCTGAAAAAGTACATGGTAATAAATATGATAAAACTGGAATTGATCTTTGGGAGTCTTTAGAACAGTTTGAACGATCCAATATTAGACAAGGTAAAACCACAGGACAAATTAAAGGACTTGGTAAAATTAAAGAAAATCAAATAACTAAAGACAATTTTATAAATTTAGTAAACGCAAACAAAGATAAAACCTATAATGAGTTTGTAGAAATACTAAAAGATTATAGAACAAAAGATAACAAACCTTTTACCAAAAACATTATTGCAGATAGATTAAGAGAATATGGTTTGTCAGGTTCTTTTCAAAAAAAACTTGCATTAGGTAGAAGTGAAGCTTCAAAAGAACGAAATAGAGCGTACACAAGAAAAAGATATAGTGAAATGATAAAAACTAAAGAGGGTAGAGCTAAAATTAAAAAACAAAAACAAAAAGCAAAAGCAAAAGAATATCAACTTAAAGGTATAGATCCACCGGCTACAAAAGCAGATGAAGCAATTTTTAAAGATGCAGTTGCAACTGCAAAAAATAATGTTGATGGTAATGGTAGATTTAGTATTGTTTCAGGTTACAAAAAATCTATGAAAGGTAAAGATTTTTTTAGTAATAAAATAAAAATTAAAGATAATCAAACTGATAAAACTTTTACTTACAATACTTTTAAAAAGTATGTTAATAAAAATTCTAAATCATTTGGAATAAAAAATTATGATGAAGCTATAAAATCATACCGTCAAAAATTTTTTATAAATGATGTACCAAATTTAAGAAATAATATTAATTCGGTGTTAATTCCTGGTTGGACTGGTGGAGATCCAAGAACTGCTATTACTATTCAACATGATTTTGGTCGACAAAACAATCCATTAAAAACAAGTTTAGCTTTTTTTGACGATAATACTAAAGAATATAAAATTAGAAGTGATTTTGAAAAATCTTGGGAAAAATCTAAAACATCTAAAACACCTTTAACTGATAAGAAAAAAGCGTTTAATGTTTTTAAAGAGGATATAGCAAAATTAAATATCCAATCCTCTCCCTCTATGGTTGCAAGAGAAAGATTTTTTGGAAAAGAATTAGATTTAACTAAAGCTATTAGAAAGGCAAAAGATCAAGGAGCTAAAATTCCACAAGGGACTTTTAAAAAAGCTCTAGAGTTTGATAAACAACTTGTAGAAACAATAGCATCATTTGCTGATAGTCCTCAATGCGAAATTTTTATTAGAAAAAGAAAAGCTGATGGTGGCAGAATAAGATATCAAACTGGCACTGCTAGTCTTTCTAGATGTGCTCAAGAAGGTGCAAGAAATTTTAAAGACGGTAAATTTAAAACAGCAGATCAAGCACAGGATGCAGCAAAACTTTTAGGTGGTGGTCAAAAAGTATTAAGAGGACTTATGAAATATGGTATTGTACCAGAAGCTGCGTACGTAGCAGGTGAAGCTGTTTTTAAAAATATACTAGGTGAGAAACCATTAAACGCACTTAAAAAATCCATCGACACATTTACATTGGGTCTGACTGATTTTACGTCCGGTATAGAAGCAAAAAAATTTGGTAAAGATGCTGATCTAAAATTATCTGTTGATAAATTTAGAAAAAGTCAAGCTAAAGTAGATTCTTTACAAAACAAATTAACAAATCTTAAAGCTATAACTGATCGAGGTGGCGAGGGTTACGTTGGTGATTTAACTTCAGATATACAAATGACACAAGCACAACTGCAAGCAGCAGAACAAGAACTACAAAAAAATACGGTATCATCAGACCTAGTGCAGTTTATAGATAGAAGAGGACAAGAGATTGCTGATACACAAATGGCTAAATCATATTTTGCAAAACAATCTTTAAAAGATCAAATGGAAGGTATACCTGGAATACGTGACTACACAGATACAGAATCTACTAGAATTTTTCCAGCACAACCAAGTCAAATGGATTTAAATTTAAATATGTTTCCAACACTACCCACAGATTTTATGCAATTAAAAACTTCAGATGCAATAAATTTAGCTCAAGCGTATAGACAGCAAGGTGAAAACGTATCAGCAAAAGATATATTAGCTTATAGAGATAAATTAAAAAGCATTCCATTATCTGAACTTGCTAAAACATATGGAGATGAACAGATATATGGAACGCAGGGTGCAGAGGCTTTACAACCATTAGCAGGTGGTGGTATTGCTAAACTAGCTGGTGTTCCATCAGGTCCACCACCAGAATCAGGACCAAACTCACAAGGGTTGCGTTCTTTGTATAATGATGATATGGATTACTAGGAGTAACAAATGGCAGAAATAGATAAAACACTCCCTAACACACGTACTGAATTAAAAGTTCCAGCGCCGGAACAAGAAGTAGATGTTACGGAACAACAAGAAAAACAACCAGTAGAAATTACACCAGATGAAGATGGTGGTGCAACAATTGATTTTGAACCAAGTTCAATAAACCAAGCAAGCACACAATCACACTTTGATAATTTAGCAGACATATTACCAGAAGATGTTTTAGATCCAATAGGAACAGAATTAAGATCTAACTATATGGATTACAAAGCATCAAGAAAAGATTGGGAACAATCTTACACAAGCGGTTTAGATTTATTAGGATTTAAATATGAAAACCGTAACGAACCTTTTCAAGGAGCAAGTGGTGCAACACACCCAGTATTAGCAGAAGCAGTTACACAGTTTCAAGCGTTAGCATACAAAGAATTGATGCCAGCAGATGGACCTGTAAGAACACAAATAGTTGGATTGTCAACACCTGCAAAAGAAGCTCAATCACAAAGAGTTAAAGATTTTATGAATTACCAGTTATTAGATCAAATGAAAGAATATGAATCTGAGTTTGATCAAATGTTATTTTATTTACCATTATCTGGTTCTACATTTAAAAAAGTTTATTATGATGATTTACTAGGGAGAGCTGTTTCTAAGTTTATCCCTGCAGACGATCTAGTCGTTCCGTATACAGCTACCTCATTAGATGATGCGGAGGCAATCGTTCATGTAATAAAAATATCTGAAAATGATTTACGTAAACAACAAGTAAATGGTTTTTATTCAGATATAGAACTTTCGAAACCTTCATCTGCAGGTAATGCAGATAAGGTGGAGGAAAAGGAAAGAGAATTAGAAGGAACAACTAAATCAGGAAGAATGGAAGCTATGTACACGTTACTAGAGTTTCACATTAATTTAGATTTAGAAGGTTTCGAAGATGTTGGTGAAGACGGTGAACCAACAGGAATAAAATTACCTTACGTCATAACAATTGAAGAAGGTAGTCAGAAAGTTTTGTCTATAAGACGAAACTTTGCGCCCAATGATCCATTAAAAAATAAGATCCAATATTTTGTCCATTTTAAATTTCTGCCAGGACTTGGATTTTATGGCTTTGGACTCATTCATATGATTGGCGGTTTGAGCAGAACGGCAACGTCTGCTCTCCGTCAGTTATTAGACGCGGGGACTTTATCTAATTTACCAGCCGGATTTAAACAACGTGGTGTCAGAGTCAAAGACGACGCTTCACCAATACAACCAGGAGAATTTAAAGATGTAGATACTCCAGGGGGTAATCTAAGAGATGCATTTGTATTTTTACCATACAAAGAACCATCAGCAACATTATTACAGTTGATGGGTATTGTAGTTCAAGCAGGACAGAGATTCGCGTCCATTGCTGACATGCAGGTCGGGGACGGGAACCAAGGCGCAGCCGTTGGTACGACCGTAGCTCTTTTAGAACGTGGTTCAAGGGTGATGTCAGCAATCCATAAACGATTGTACGTTGCACTTAAAAACGAATTTAAATTATTGGCAAAAACTTTTGCCACATACCTACCACCAGAATATCCATACGATGTTGTAGGTGGACAAAGAAATATTAAAGTTGCAGATTTTGATGACAAGATAGATGTGCTGCCAGTTGCAGATCCAAACATATTTTCTATGTCACAAAGATTAACTTTAGCACAAACAGGTTTACAATTAGCAATGTCAAATCCACAAATACATAATTTGTATATGGCATTTAGAAAAATGTATGAAGCATTAGGTATAAAAGATATTGATAGAATTTTACCACCACCAGCACCAAGAGCACCTAAAGATCCATCTTTAGAACACATCGATGCACTAGGTGGCAAACCTTTTCAAGCTTTTCCTGGTCAAGATCATAGAGCACATATCACAGCACACTTAAATTTTATGTCAACTAACATGGTTAGAAATAATCCTGCTGTTATGGCTGCTTTACAAAAAAATATTTTAGAACACATCAGTCTAATGGCTCAAGAACAAGTACAATTAGAGTTTAGAGAACAATTATTAGAGATGCAACAGCTTGCACAACAAGCTGCAGCCAATCCACAGATACAACAACAGTTGGAACAGATGGGACAACAGGTTGAAGCACGAAAAGCTGTGTTGATTGCAGAGATGACAGAAGATTTTATGAACGAAGAAAAGAAAATAACGTCACAATTTGATCATGATCCGTTATTAAAATTAAAATCAAGAGAAGTTGACTTAAGAGCAATGGAAAACGAACGTAAAAAACAAGAAATGGAAAAAAGAATGCAAATTGATCAAGCTAAATTAGTTCAAAACAGAGAAATAACTGATGACAAGCTTGAGCAAAACGAAGAATTAGCAGAATTACGTGCTGATACTTCACTTGAAAAGCAAGAAATAGCTAATGACAATAGATTAACACTTGCAAACATGAAACCAAGAGGTATAAAACAATAATTATGATGAATTATAAAAAAGGTGGCAAAGAAATTAAGATTGAGCCTTCTAAAGTTATAGTCGACCCAAGATCAGAGGTAAATGTTCAAAAAAAACCTATGATATCGGCTGGAAACAAAGAAGCTGTCAAAGGTTTTGGCGCTGCTAGAAAACAAAAAGACGTAACTTGGTATTAGTATGTGGTTTGGTGCACTTAAGCTTGGCTTAAACGCAGCCACGCACATTTACAAGAAAAAACAAGAAACAAAAATGCGTATGGCTGATGCTCAATGCATGCACGCAGAAAAAATGGCCCGAGGTGAGGAATCTTACCAAGGAAAACT